ACGCGTAAGACCAGTGGTGAACATTCTCATGACAGTGAGAAACGCAACTGGACACATGTAAAAACCACGTGTCTTCTTCATAGCCCTCTTAGCTAAGGAAATCATTTCATCCTTAAGCTGAGCAGTGAAAATGGGGTGAGTACGAATTCCCTGGACCGTGAGCTCGTAGATACGAGTGATCTCAGCCATGACTTCAGCGTCATACTCTCGGAACGTTGACCATTCTTCGAACTCCTCCTCGCTCTGGATATACTTCTTCTTCGGACCTGGGAAACCATGTCCTGCAGAGGTCGTAAACTTCTGAGCATCGACGTTCGGAACGCCGGGAAACCCATTGACAGCCACACTAAGGGGAACAACGTGTACATCCTCAACATCCTCCTTGGTGAAACCACTGGTGAGATGTTCAGAGAACGAATCACAACAAATTCGAAAGAGACTCTCTTTCATGGAATGTGTTGGACACAAGTACTCCTTGAGTATATTCTGTTGTGGCTCCCAGGAGCCCATATCAGGATTGGTCAAACGATCGACCATATTCAGCCCTCGCATAGGTCCCTCATAGAGAAGGAACGGTGCGATCACCGTGTGACGACCATTTGCCTTTGGACGAGGTCTAAAACCACGCAAGGCTCCAAAAACCATTAACTGTCCTTCTTTGTGGAAGTCAGTGTAGAGCTTGTCCTTTTCTGAAAGATCGGATTGAGCAACAATTCCAGATGGCGTGACAACACCAACCTGAACCATAGGCTCAATGTCAAAATCTTCAAAAAAGATAGGAGCAGCGTGAGTGATGAACCGGGCTTCATTGAATGCACAATGAATTCCGGCGACAACCGGACCATAACCAGTCTGAATGATCAGTGGCGAACCACAATCTCCACCTAGCGTCTTCTCCTGTGGTCTTCCAACTAAAGACTGCATGTCCACCCCAGCTTTGGAACCGATAAAGTCCCCAAGGTGGGCGCGTGACACACCAATAACAGGAATTTCCTTGGCCTCACCATGCGGTTGTGGCACATAGTAAAAGGAAGGTCCCACAGAAGAGAAAGACTTCTTTGGAAGAAAGGCTGAAATGTCCTTAAACAAAGAAGGCATCGCCATGGTGGTGATAACAGCAAGATCACGTTCTGGAATACGACGGATCATAGCTGGTTCAACGTCTACCACAAACTTAGCGACAACACCCTCAGCAGCTTTCTTACCAAGGTAAATGGTCATCTGAAAGTTGTCGAAACAACTGTGGTTGTTCATCACCAACGTGGAGTTGTTGATCACCAAGATACGAGTAGTAGCTCGAGCAACACCTGGGACATAAATGTCAGCAATAAGTGAGTTATTGCGAATGCCAGGGAGCATCTGAGATAGACGATTAGGGCGACGGGGATGGAAGTCTAGAGCTGTAATGCTCCTTTCCTCAACTCTCCAGACGTTAACCTTCTCGTCATCACGTTGCTTAGGCTTCTTGCCGATAGCATCAAGTGATAGTTGACCTTCAGACTTACTGAAAAAACGAAGTGCGAATCTCACCATCGCTATGATCGCAATGGAGGATCCAACGGCGATGACAAGAATGACCATTCCATGATCACCCATGAGACTCTTGTTATAAGCTCCACCAGCATCTACAAGAGTGCCGGCACGAGCCACACTGGTGCTCTGAAAGTACGTCTTACCAACGTAACCACCGACGCGAGTCGAAGCAACATAGTTGACAGTCTTAAACAGCCATGGACGTGAGAAATACTGAACACCGAGGAATCGGCAAACCTTATCACGCAGAGTGGGTTCGGCATCGAGATCAGCAAGAAGCAATTCTCTAGCTGTCTTGTCACCGACAGCTAAGCGCGTAGCATTAGCATCTACGAAATCAAAGGCAGCTTTTAGCAGAGAATCATCATCCCAACCTAATGCAAGGTACTGGGGTACCCTCTCGTAAACGAAAACCTCGAGAGCAGTCAACTGCTCCTCTTTCCAGTCTGCAAGCGCAACGTACTTCAAGATGTAGTCGTGAATGACCTTCAGTTGGGAGCGAATGAAATTTCGCTTACCTCCGATCTTAGGAACGAACGTGAGGTAATCGTCTCCAGTGTCAACGGAGAAGCCAGCGTAACGAGAAATCGCAAAGATTTTCTCTCGAATTGGTAGACGGTCAAAACTCGCCATCTCCTCATCGATTTCACAGATCATCTCCTCGGGTGTGATCTCAACCACTTCGGAAACTGTATACTCAGAAATCCAAGGCTCCAACGTATGAGTACGCCAAGCGTTGAAAAACATAGCAGCAGAGCTGTTCAATGAAGAGTACTTCTCCATGATAGCGCGGCGTGCTTCGACAGCAGCCAGCATGCG